CATGCACCCGTTTGATTTTCTGGAGTTAGACGATGATAACTAAACTGTGGGAAGAGATAAAAGCTATCTTTGAAGACTTGGTTGATGAGTTCTGGCAATGAGTCCTTATTTTATTACAGAACCTGCGGCCATCAGCTTTAGTGGTGGGCGTACTAGCGGATACATGCTTTACAAGATACTTGAAGCGCATGACTTTAACTTGCCGCATGACGTAAAGGTGACGTTCGCAAACACTGGCAAAGAAATGCCAGAGACGTTGGATTTTGTGCAATCCTGCGCGGATAAATGGGGCGTTGATATCGTCTGGCTAGAGTACGCAGGGCGCAGCGTCAAGCCGGAAACGGTGAACGAGAAAAGACCGCTTTACGACTACAGATATAACGTGGTCGATTACGACAGCGCATCAAGAAACGGCGAACCGTTTTCCAAGCTGATTAGCGATATGGGCGCTTTGCCAAATCCAATGACGCGATCATGCTCTGGTCAAATGAAGATAAGGACGATGAAACGCTACTTGATTGATCAGGGCTTTACTCTGCCTTATTTGTGTCTGGTTGGATTGCGCGCTGATGAGCCAAGACGCGCCGTCAAAATGCATGGAAAAATAAACGAGCAACAAGACATTTGGTGCCCGCTTTATGTTGACGGCAAAACCAAAGAAGATGTTGGCAACTTTTGGGATCGGCAAAACTTTGATCTGGCGCTGCCAAACAACAACGGGGTGACCGATTGGGGCAACTGCGATCTTTGCTTTTTAAAAGGCAGAAGCAAAAGACTATCAATTATAAGAGAGCGGCCTGAGCTAGCAGATTGGTGGCAGATAGAAGAGCAGAAAGCAAACGACCAGTTTGATAGGCGCGGGCATTCCTATGAGCAGATGAAAGTGATCGCTACCGATCAACCTAGCTTGTTTGATTTTGATGATGAAAGTCTACCGTGCTTTTGTGGAGATTAGTATGAACGGTCAGTTCTGGATGATTAACAACCGCAAGGACATTGACACCGTCCTGCGGTTTTTTCGCCGCCATCTTGAAGATTGGAACTATGAGCGACCTGTGGCGTGGAAGTTGGAAGCATATTCCACGGCTAGATCTTTGAGTCAGAACTCTCTCTTCCACATGTGGTGCGGAGAGATGTCTAATCACTTCTCTGAGAAGGTTTCTGTCACGCCTGATGATATGAAGAAGCTGATGAAGAACGAGTTTCTAGGCACTGAGGATGTGGTCGTAGGCAAGACAACGATTCCTAACCAATTGAGATCAACACGGTCCTTGGACAAGGGAGAGATGCATCAATTTATGGAACAAGTCTTTCACTGGGGCATTGACCATGGGGTACAATTGACCAATCCCAAAGATAGTGAGTTTCAACGTGCCAAAAACGGCGAGATCTAAGTGCTTGACTGCTTTTCAATTGCTGAGAAGACTAGAAGAGGCAGATGATAACGGATTCTGCGAGTGTGTCACTTGCGGGAAAGTTCAACACTATACCACGGTTCATGGTGGTCATTTTTTACCCAAGGGAAGTAGTTCGTTCTACGCTTTTGACTCCAACAATGTGTGGCCGCAATGTCCTGGATGTAATATTTACGGGATGAGACACGGTTCAGCAGCGCAAGTTTATACCCTGTTTATGATCCGCAACTTTGGAAAAGATCATGTAGATCAGATGCTTGCAAATCAGCGAACACCCGTTAAGCTGTATGCCCAAGACTATAGGGATATGTTGGCAGACTTTAATGCCCGAATTAGGGAAGAAAAGAAAAGGATTGGTGTGCTTTGAATGCGGCATCCAGGCCGATCACGCTCACCATGTTGTACCCAAAACTTTAGGCGGTACAAAGACTGTCAATCTCTGTGCGCCATGTCACTCAAAGGTGCATTCTCCTCACCTTCTGAGGACTTCAGAACTCACTAAAATAGGCATGCAGAAGCGGCGAGAGAAGGGCGGGACGATCAGCCCTATAGCAAGCTTCGGGACTAAGCATGTCAACGGTGTCGTAAAGATAGTAGAGAAAGAACAAAAGATAATCAGGCAAATGATTGCGATGAAAGAGCAAGGGCTTAGTTTGAGAAAAATAGCAGAGCATTTTGCAGAGAAAGGAATCAAGAACAGGTACGGTAAACCACTGAACGGTCGGAACGTCTATTACATTTTCAGGAGGCTTTAATGCCAAATGCAACGGAAGAAGAATGGAATCAATTGAAATGGTTGGCGGTGGAGAAACCACCTCACTACAACGAAGGCGAGATTGAGTGCATTGATTACATCAAACAGCAGCTAGGCGATCAATTTGGCGCTTATCTGTTGGGCAATTGCCACAAGTATCTTCATAGACATAAGTACAAAGGATCTGCCTTAGAGGATCTCAAGAAGGCTCAGTGGTATCTAAACAAGTTGATCGGAGAAACTAACTAGAGTAGTATTGAATGTGTCGGCGGGATTGGGTGTCCCTTTAATGTCCGATTGCAACAAGGAAGAATCGTGGTCACAACCGACACGATTGAATCCTACCATATCTGCAATCCTCATAAAAGACTTTCTCTCCGGCTCCAAGCACATGGATACGTCCGCTTAACCGCGTCTCCCACCATGTTAAAAAAGGGGAACCGATAAGTCTTGGAAGGTATGAGTGAGATTGGAAGCGAGCCTACATTGGGAAACCTTGGGCGATACGCAGACAATCTGGGAGTGACCTAGTCGGGCGGCTTGTGAGTCGTAATCACTTCAGGCAGAGCTTCACAAAGTAATCTGCTCCGGATGCACGACGATCTCGTCTCAATTTGCATTATGGCAATCACTAAGAAGGCATTTTTATGCTTTCTTGGGTAAGTATTGCCGGAAGTTACTCAAATCTGAACTCATTTGCATTATTAAAGAAATGTTAATAGGAGAAGAGATGTATAAGGAAAATAACGAAGACTTCAGGCAACGTTGGAGAGAAAGTCACAAGGTAGTTGAACTAATCGCCATGACGCTGCTGAGAAAAGGCTACTGGGTGCAGATCCTTCCACAGGAATTAACACCGAGCTTTGAGGAGCGACACAAGTACGCTGATAACGGTGACCTCAAGATGATGATAGACGGCAAGGAGGAGGTCTGCGAGGTCAAGGGGTCAGGGTACGAATTCAAGGACAACAGACATCCTTTTCCTACTGCTTTCCTGTGTAACAAGTGGTCGTTTGACAAAGCCGATCAAAAGCCTCGTTACTATTTCATAGTTTGCAAAACACGCAAAGCGGTTCTGATCTTTGATACAAAAAAAGACCGTGAGCATATGAAGGTGGTTGAGGTGACTGACAGAAAGCGGCCCAGGCACGAGACTTATGAGGCTTATTGCGTGGACTCAAGACTTCTCCTCTATCGCGAATTAAGTTAACAAATAAGTTGACATCCATATTTGTTGTTGAGATACTCGTTACACATATTCGGTCCAAAACTTTCAGCGTGTTTCACCATGACCTTATATAAAACTGGAATAAACTACGCCGAGAGGGTGCGATGCCCTCACCACTCAACAAGGAGAAAGTAATGGGAGAAATAGTAGAGTTTAGAGATCCTGCGATAGACAGGATGGACGAGGTGTTAAAGCGTCACTGGGACGAAGTGTTTGAGTTAATTTATGATGAGCGTTTAGATCCTAGCGCGACAGCGGGGCTGAACTTTCACATGGGTTTGGAAATCGTCCGTCAGGTGATGGGTACAGCGATGACGCAAGAGGAAATGAAGGACTTTGTGTTAAACGCTGTTGAGATGCACTTTGATGATTAGAGATCATCAGAGACTAGCGATACAGATGCTTAGGCAGTCTGTAAGAGAGGGGAACAAGAAGTCATTACTCGCGGCTCCTTGTTCGTTCGGTAAAACCAGAGTGGCAATGGAGATCTTGAAGTCGGTCGTTGAGAACGGCAAGACAGGGATCTTCATTTGTGACAGAATAAAATTAGTTGATCAGGCGTTGCAGGAGTTTGACCGTGCAGGTATTAGATGCGGGGTCATGCAGGGCGATCACTGGCGAACAGATCCAAGTGCGTCTGTCCAGATAGCGTCTATTCAGACGTTGGCGAGAAAAAGATACCAACCTATCTTCCACGTTGCGATTGTTGATGAGTGCCATACGCACTACAAGGCGATGACTGAACTGATGGAGAAGAACAGCAATGTTATTTTCATCGGGTTGAGTGCCACGCCTTACTCTAGGGGATTGGGTCAACATTACACTAATTTAATCGTGCCAATCACTACCAGAGAACTCTTAGAAAAGGACTATTTATGTCCCGTGCGTTACTTTGGCGGCAGAACTGTTGATCTTAAAGGTGTCAAGACTAAACGTCTCTCTACCGGAGGTGTAGACTTTGATCCTAAGAGTTTATCGGAAGCGATAGACAAGGATGATAAATTAGCCGGAGACATCATTGAGAACTTTAAACGGTACGGTAAAGGGCAAACAATCGCATTCTCACCATCAATCAAACATTCAAAGAAGTTGGTGGAGATGTTCCAGAGCGAGGGCATCACGGCAGAACACATTGATGGATACATGGACGAAGAAGAAAGACAAATCCTCTTTGAAGCGCACGACGAAGGCGAGTTCCAGATCCTAAGTTGCTCCAGGTTATTAAATACTGGTTACGATGCACCGAAGGTCCAGACGCTGATAGATTGCTTCAGTACCAAAAGTTTGATCTCGTTCATTCAACGTGCGGGACGCATCGCAAGATTACATCCCAACAAAGAAGAAGCCATTTACCTAGACCACGCAGGGAACGTCACTAGACATGGATTCCCCGAAGACGTTGTGCCTGAGTCGTTGGACAATGGTGACGTTAAGTTTGACGAACGAGAGTTGGTCAAAGAGAAGAAAGAACCTGATCTCGCAGTGTGTCCACAGTGTTACCAACATTATGTGGTCAAGTGTGCTTGTGGTTACGAGCGACCCGTGAAGGAGATGCTGAAGAGTGATGACCAGATCCTCAAAGAGCTGAAGAAAACCAACAGGGAGGCTACCACCGAAGACAAGGAAATCTTCCTTGGTGAGCTACAATTTTACGGTAGACAGAAAGGCTTCAAGGCAGGTTGGTCCTCATGGGCTTATAGATCAAAGTTCGGTGTCTGGCCCAACAAGATAGCTCCTCAAGCGACAATTCATGTGTCTCAGGACACGCAAAACTACATCAAACATTTACATATTAAGAGGGTGAAAAGTGCTATCTGACATTCTACAGCGATTAGACAAAGTAAGAAGACAGGGCGATAGATACCGAAGTGTATGTCC